CAGACGCTTAGAGCTATTGATAGGCATTCTAAATATCCGAATGATGATTTCCATTGTAGAAATTATTATATTTTAAAACAATATTTAATTGATTTAAAGAGTTGGATAAAAGCAGAAGAGGCTAAGTTGGAGAATAATAATGAGTAATGGAGACTACCCACCGGGAAGATTTGGTGGAGACATGGATAGAAACGAGGTTGAGATTGACCTCAATAAGTTCATGGCTTTACTACAAGAAAAGTCTGAATTAAAAGATAGGATAAGGGAACTTGAAGATGAAAAAAACGATAACCCCTATCAAAGATTTATTTTTGTGGCAGAAGCTATAGATAGTTGGCGAATTATTCCTAGAGCTTTTTTAGGTGTGTATATGTATTTATTATACTATACAACATTTTGGTTTATGGCTTTACCTGAGCCATCGTTTGAACAGTCAGGTTTAATATCTATTGTTGTTGGGGCAGGGGCAGCATGGTTTGGTCTTTATACTAATACATCAAAATCAAAAGGAGATTTTTCTAAAGGAGGAAAATAATATGCAATACAGGCACGCTGTATTATTATTAACATTAAGTTTATTTACAGGTTTATCATATTCAGAACAACAAGGAAACTGTACAGCAGGTGAGCAGTACTGTGAGCAAAATAGTTTAACAACTACTAATAATACAACTACAAATAACACTAATACTAATACAAACACTAATACAAACACTAATACAAATACTAATACAAACACAAATACTAATACAAATACAAATACGAATGTAAATACTACGACTGCAACTAATACAAATACAAACACGAATAGTAATACTAATGTAAATACATCCACAGCTACTACAACAGCTACGACAAATAATACTAATAATAATGCTAACACAAATGTTAACACTAGTACTTCAACAGCAACATCAACTGTTAACTCTACAGTTAATCAAACTGTAAACAATAACAACACAAGTACAAGTACAAGTACCAATACTAACGTAAATACAAATAATAATACTTCTACAAACACTAACACTAATACAAATATTAATAAGTCAGAATCAGATTCAAATGTAACTACTGACAACACAAACAATAATAATAACAATACAGTTAGTGATAATACAAATAGAAACATTAATCAAAGTAATTCAACACAAACAATTAAACAGGAGATAACAAGTAAAGCTCCTCCTGCTTCTGCAATAGCCCCTTCTATTATGAGCTACAGTCAAGACCTTTGTACTGTTGGTAGATCAGGAGCATTTCAAGGTCAGGTCTTTGGTATCTCAACAGGTAGAACTGTAAGAGATGAGAACTGTGAGCGATTAAAACTTTCTAAGTATCTATATGATACAGGTATGAAGGTTGCATCTGTTGGTATACTTTGTCAGGATAAAAGAGTTTTTCAAGCAATGGAAATGGCAGGAACTCCTTGTCCTTATATGGGTAAAGTAGGTAAGGCTGCTGCTAAAGGGTGGCAAGAAAATAAAACAGATAGACCTGATTACAAAGAAGTAAGAGCAAAATACATAACTAATTGTAAACAAACACGTAACGAAGAAGGTAAGAAAAAATCAGGAAGGACCTGTGCTAAAGAATTTAATAACAGCTAATTCTGATATATGGTGCTTTGTAAGTAGTTTAATTTTATCAGGATTATTTTCATTAGGTGTCAATCAACTTAAAGCTGAATACATCTATGAAGATAATCAAGACCTTTTTAATTTAACTAACCTTACAGGTACTACTAATTTTAATACTGGTGATGATCAGTTGTCAGGTGCTTTTAATTTAGACTTTACGTTTACTTTATATGATGAAGATTTTACATCTGCTAGGATGGCTACTAATGGTTGTCTTCATTTTGGTTTAGGAACAGGTAATGTAAACTACAATAACTATTGTGGTGATTATACACCTGATCCATTACCACATACTACATACACGTTATATCCTTTTTGGACTGATCTTATTAGAGATGGTGGTTCAAAGATGCTTGCTAAAAACTTTACTGATAAGGCTGTCTTTGGTTGGTATAACATGAAAGAGTATGGTAGGAATAATACTGACAACAGTTTTGAAGTTATACTTTGGACCAACGATACGTTTGAATATAGGTATGGTGGCTTAAATATAACTAACCACGATGTACTAATAGGGGAACAAGGAAGTGCAACAGAAACTTACACGTACCTTTTTCACGATGAATGTAATACAGGTACAACTAATGTTGCAGGTACATGTGTCAACACTAATTGGAATGGTACAGCCAGTAACACAGCTTTAGAAAGTGGCGGTAGTTTATATGGTGAAGGTAGTGGAAATGCTATAGATTGTAGTAATCCTTTAAATAATGCTAGTTGTACAGGATACGCAGCAGCTTATTTAACACAACAATGTAACTTAGATTCACTACACAGTACTTCATGTCCTTTATATTGGGAAGCATACGATGACCAACAATGTGATGAAGACCCACAGTATGCTCCATTTTGTGCAGGGTATACTCAAGAAGCTTCAGTAGCTTTTTTTGATGATACTAACGTAGACTATGGTTATGAAGAAGAATTTAACTATGGTTATGAAGACGAATATACTACTGATAGCTATGGTATAACACAAGAATTTGCATGGGAAGATGACTACGGATATAGAGAAGACATTTGGTTTGAAGAAGAATATGCGTGGGTTGAAGAAGAAATTTGGTTTGAAGAAGAATTACTATGGGAAGACCCATTTGTAGAGACTATTGATTTTGTAGAATACTTAGATGCTTTTGATTACGAAGAAGAGTTTGTATTCTATGAAGAACAATATTCACCTATTCAACATCTAGATATATTTGATGCTGAAGAACTAACCGAACTCTATGAGTTTGAAACAATAATAAGAGAGGAGTTACCTTATGAAGAAGAAGAAAACTACTTGGCTTTCGAAAACTTTGAAGAACTTGAAGAATGGTTTGAAGAAGAAATTCAAGAAGATTCAGAAAGCTTGGAAGAAGAAACGGAAGAGTTATATGCCGAAGCCGAAGAAGAAATCTTCGAGGAAGAAGCCGTTGAAGAAATCTACGAAGACTTAGAAGAAGAGTGGATCGCAGAAACAGAAGAAGAAATATTTCAAGACGAGTCAGAAGAAATCGAGTCTGTAGGTTTATTAGCAGAAACCGAAGGAAGTTCAATGAACATGGAGACAGCCCTAAGTGTGGTGGCTAGTACAGTTCAAGCTGCTGCTAATAGTGTAAGCGGTACGACAGCAGGTACGTCTGTTCATGCAACAGGCAACACAAGAGCATCAGGAGGAGCTTCATCTTATGGAAGTTCGTCAAGTGGTGGATTAGGAATGACTGGTGCAGTAGCCTCATCATCAAGTGGTGGCGGTTTTAGTACAAGCAGTTCGCCTAGTATATCAGATCAAATAACTTCTGCGTCTGTACAAACTAACACTATTTTGTCTATGAGTGGAGATACAGGTTCAGTTAGTAATGTAACTACAACATCTTCACCAATGCCAACAACGGAAATATCTGTTGAAATTTCTGTAGTTGATACACAAGTACAAGATATGCAAGGACAAATAGATACAGCAATGTCTGAGGTTAGTACAACTTCGGAAGCTGACCAAGTTGCAGATCAAATTGTTGCACAGAATTTAAAAGCACAGCAGGAACAAGTACAAGATTCTCAGGATACAACAGGTGAGTATAGCGACCAGTCGGTATTTGTAGCTTACTTAGGGTACAACGCAGGCTTTACAGATTACTATGGTAGAGTAATACCTAAACAAGATACTTGGTATGAATCTAAAGCTATTTATACTGATGTATTTATTTATGATAACACAAACGCTTTTTATAAACTAGCAGGAGATAGTTTAAATACTTTAACTACTATGAAAGCCCTAGAACCAGAGTTAAGGGATGGAATTTTTTAATCAATTTATAAATTTTTGTAAAGAAGAACCTCATTGGGCATTGACATTTTTTGTATGTGGCTATATAATAGGTTTATTATATTTTTAATGGAGAAATAAAATGGAATGGTTTGAAAGTAAAACAACACAGCTTGTTGCATTAGTAAGTATAGTTGCTACATTGGCGGGCTTTGGTTATACAGGTGCTACCTATGTTAATAGATTAGAAAATCTTGAAGCTAAGATTGGTGGTGTCGAAGATACTGAAGATGCACAACAAATTATTGAAGAAAGATTTGTGGCAATAGAAACTTCTGTTGACTATATTAATAAGAGTATTGATGAAGGTATTAATCCCTCATTAAAAACTATTGCTCAAACATCTAATGAAATGGGTCAAGACATCGTTGCTTTAAATGCTGAAATAAAGTTTATTCAAGATGAGATTGATAAGCTTATAGAAGAAAACGAAAACCCACTATTAAACTAGGTTGAATTTATAAAGTTCGACCATATATAAGTTTAATAATTAAGTGTCTTTTAAGAGCTTAATTATTGAAACGATACCATGTTAAGGGGTATCACATTAACTGCTCTTAGAGTGGCATCATATGCGTTCTAGGGGTATAATATTAACTTGCTTAAATAAGGAGTAAATTATGAATAGCAAATTTCTTTTGGATTTAAAACATCCAAATTTATCCACATCATTTGTAGGCTTTGATAGACTTTTCAATGAGTTATTCAAACATCAAGGAATACAACATAACTCACCTAGTTATCCACCTTATAATCTGTTAAGAGATGATGACACTTATACAATAGAAATGGCACTAGCAGGCTTGACCAATAAAGATATTGATGTTGAGGTGGCTGAGAATGTCTTAACTATTTCGTATGTAAAAGTAGATAACAAAGATGATGAGGTGATCCACAGAGGATTAGCTATGCGTTCTTTTAAAAGAAGTTTTAACTTAGCTGAAGATATTGAAGTTAAGAAAGCTTCCTTTAAGAATGGATTGCTTTCTATTGTCATGGAAAGAATTATCCCTGACGAAAAGAAACCTCGTAAGATTAAAATATCTTAACAAGATTGGGCAGGTTGTAATGGTCTGCCCTATCCTACATTAGAATTTAAAGCATCTAGTTCTGATTCTAGTTCATTATGTATGTTAAGTACTTTATGTCTAGCTTCTCTTATAACTGTCTCTACAATTTTTAAATCATAACCTCTAAATACTTTCTTAGCCTCGGCTAGTGGTAGTCCGCTTGTCTCAGTCACTAGCCTGCCTTTAGTATCAAAAAGTATATGGAAGGATAATATGTTCGCTTCCGTTGCTTTCATTTTATATCTCCGTAAATGTTACTTTATCTTGTTTACCTCTAAGTCCTGCTTTCATATAAGCAGTTGCTCTACCTTCAAAGAAGTTCTGATGTTCCACACCAAGCACTTCATCTAACCAAGGTAAAGGATTTTCTCTTTGATCAAAGTTAGTCTTTAATCCTAGTTGAAGTAATCTTCTATCAGCTATGTATCTATTGTAAGCATACATATCTTTCTTAGTAAGTCCTTGTAAGTCTCCCATTGCAAATACAAGATCAAGGAACTTATCTTCTAACTCTACCATTTCTCTACATATCTGGTATAGTTCTTTCTTAAATTTATCTGTCCATATATCTAGGTTCTCTTGTATAAATTCTCTGAACAGTTTAGTCATAGCCTCAACGTGTAATGATTCATCACGTATAGAGTATGTAACTATCTGCCCCATGCCTTTCATCTTTCCAAATCTAGGAAAGTTTAACAAGATTGCAAAGCTACTGAACAACTGAAGTCCTTCTGTAAACGCTGAGTATACTGCAAGTGTCCTAGCTATAGCTTGCTTGTCTCGTCTAGTAGGTTTAAAGTCTTTAATGTAGTCATGCTTGTTAGCCATCTCTTCATACTCTGAGAAAGCTTTGTATTCTATATCAGGCATACCAACTGTATCTAAAAGTAAACTGTAAGCATGTTGATGTATTGATTCCATGTTTGCAAAAGCACACATCATCATCCTAGCTTCAGGTTTCTTAAATATTCTCATGTACTTATCTATATAACCTGAACCAACATCTACATCTGATTGAGTAAACAATCTAAATATCTGTGTCAATAAATTCTTTTCTTCATCACTAAGTTCCTGCCAGTCTTTTACGTCTGTATGTAGCGGTACTGATTCAGGCAACCAATGCATTTGGTTTTGTTCTACATACTTATCAAACATCCAAGGATGGTCGAAGGGTTTGTAGTAGTCTCTGTTACTTAATAGGCTCATGTTTTCTCCTGTTCTTTGACATACTTTTTACGTAGCCAACTATTGTATTTAGTTATATAAGTTTCTTTATCTAAAGTAATTGACCCAAAGGATGAAGTTTCATCACAATAGTCTAACCACATACGAGTGCAAAACTGATTAAATGATTTGTCCATTAAAAATTCTCATGTAAAGATTTAAGTTTTTCTTCAGCAGCAGTTAGTTTGTCTAATAAATTATCCATTGAAGTAATTAATTCAGGATGTTCTGCTACACCTACTGAGGATGAAAAATATACTAGTAGTTCAGCTTTAGCTATGGCTACTTGCCCTTCATATAATTTATGAAGTGCATCGTATTTACTTTCATATAATTTATCACCTTCATTTTGTGTCTTCATTCTTTTCTCCTTTTGATTCTGTCTGCCAACAGTTTAAGTTAGCAGCTACTGTTCTTCGTTCTCCTTCACCAAAGAAAGGATACACCATGTGTTGCATCCACGAAGGAAACATTAATTGTCTTCCTACCATAGGTTGTAGTGATATAGATTGTGGCGGTCTTAATTTTTCTGTATTCATAATTTCATTACGACCATAAGTAAACGCTAAGAAACCATCACATGCTCCTGAATCATTATATAAAGAAAATTCTTTAGGGTTCTGTTGAGCATTTCCTTTCTTACCTATTTGTTCAGGTACTTTAGTCCATGTAGTTGTAGATATACCCATAATAGTTTTCGTGCCATGATCATGTATAGGATTATAGTCTCCTTCATAACTATGTACCGACCACAATTCATCTATATCTACCATTCTATTTTTATGGTAGTGTCCTGTTATATTTCCAAAAGCTTGTAAGTAGGCTACTCCCATAGAGGTAAGAAACGTATAGTAATCTCTTAATAGTTCATGCTTATGATCCATTAGTAGTTGTTCTCCTTGATGAATCTGACCAACTAAAGTATGAGCAAGAGATTTTTTTTCTGCGGTTTCTCTATATTCATCTAAGTAAGTATTAAGATCATCCACTAACTTTGGAGGTACAGTACATTCTAACAATACAACGGCAGGTAGATTATGTACTTGTAAATTTAATTCTTCTGTATTTAATTCCATATTATTATCCCTCGCAACTTAAACATTCAACGTCTTCTAAATTAACTCTTGGTATTTTTATGTTTACATTCTCAGCAGACCTAGCTGCATCTGATCTAAAATAATATAATGATTTTAATTTATTCATTGCGTACCAATGTACATCATTAACATATTGTAAGTATTCATCATGTACAGTTTGAGACTCTGTAGCTTTAGGCATACTAAAAAATAAGTTTACGCTTTGGCTCTGACAAATATATTCTTGTCTCATATGTGCATGTTCAACTAAATATATTTGATTTATTTCAGGTGCAGTTTTAAATATATCTTTCTCATCTCCATCTAATATATCTATATTTTGAACAGACCCATTCTCTATGGTTATCTGTTTCCATAACTTCTCACGCTCATCAAGAGTAAGTCCTTTCTTTTTAAATAGCTTTTCTAAAAATCTATTCCTGACTTGGTACGAACCTGATAGAGTTTTGTGCGTATATACGTTAGCACGATATGGTTCAATACTAGGGGAAGTGCCACCACATATAATACTACTACTGGCATTAGGAGCAATAGCCAAAAGAT